ATACGGACTTTCTATGGGTGGAACATTATCGCCCACAAACAATTGATGATTGCATACTACCTGCATCTCTAAAAACATTATTTCAGTCCTTTATTGAAAAGGGCGAAATATCAAATATGTTATTTTCTGGCACACCAGGTGTCGGCAAGACCACAGTTGCGAAAGCATTGTGTGAGCAAATGAACTGTGATTGGATAATGATTAACGGTTCTGAAGAAGGTGGCATTGATGTTCTCAGAAATAAAATCAAAAACTTTGCTTCAACAGTATCACTCTCTGGCGGTAAGAAGGTGGTGATACTTGATGAGGCAGATTATCTTAATCCTCAATCAACACAACCTGCACTAAGAGGCTTTGTTGAGGAGTTTCATAAGAACTGTCGATTCATTCTTACTTGTAATTTTAAGAATAGAATCATTGAGCCACTTCACAGTCGATTCTCAAATATAGAATTCAGAATCAATAACAAAGACAAACCTAAACTTGCTAGTCAGTTAATGGACAGGGCAGTTTATATTCTCAAAGAACAACATATAGAATATGAAGATAAGGCGCTTGTTGGGTTAATCACAAAACACTTTCCAGATTTCAGAAAACTTATTAATGAGTTGCAAAGATATTCTGTAAGTGGTGCTATTGATGCTGGCGTTCTTGTAAACATTTCAGATGAGAATCTAAAGTCTTTAACTGGTCATCTCAAAGCAAAAGAGTTTGGCGATATGAGAAAGTGGGTTGTAAACAACCTTGACAACGACCCTGTTAAAATCTTTCGAAAGATATATGATAGTCTGAATACAACCTTACAACCTGAAACAATACCTCATGCAATTCTAATCATTGCTGACTATCAATACAAGTCTGCCTTTGTGGCCGACCAAGAAATTAATCTAGTTGCATGTTTGACTGAATTGATGTCGCAAGTTAAGTTCAAATGAACTATAACAATAAAGAAAAAATAGAAAGTTTTGCTAAGAATGATTATAATGACTATCCAGAAAGAAAGGCATTTAGAACATTATTGTGGCAAGATGAATCATTTAAAGATTGGATAAAAAACTATTTTCAACTTAATATGGAAAATGGTCCATTTAAGATAATAGAGGATCCTTTGGGCGAATATAAAGTTGACTTAGGAATGATTGATAGCGCTGGCGATATAGTCGGTCTTATTGAAGTTGATGTGTTTTTCTCTTGGAAAGATAAGTGGCCATCTTATTATAAATGGTGTCATAGATTGGGAAGAAAAACAAAGTATTGGATTAATAATTCATATCCATATATAAATGTTACCTTCAACACAAATCATAACAACGCTATTCTTACCACTAGAGAAATAGAAAGCCAATATCCAATAAAAGATAAGTGGTTCAAAGATAAAAAAATGACAGAGCAGGTAAGAGAAGTGCCTATTTCTAAAGCAATCAAATTCGGCACTTGGAGTTAATATGTACGACCTGTTTAAAGATTATCTGCCGGCGATAAATCACACCAAAAAGAATCTGATGAACTCTGATGATGTAATGTGGGAAAAGAAGTATCCTGCATTTATGGTCAACAAAGTTTTATCTGGTTTCCCAGACGCCATAATGCTCGTCAACGAAATGAATAGAAATCATTTTCTTGACAGAGATATGCAATTTCAATTTCTACTAAATAGTATTAGACAAAAGAAAAGGTTTACTCCTTTTCTGAGAGCTAGTAAGATTAAAGATATTGAGTGTGTAAAAGAGTATTATGGATATAGTAATGAAAAGGCTAAATCTGCTCTCGACATACTCACCAAAGAACAATTGAAATTAATTAAAGAAAGATTATATAAAGGTGGGATAAAATGAATGAGTTAGATAATAGTTGGCATCCTGAAAAGATGCTCGAAGTACAGTTGAAGGAGCCAGATGATTTTCTAAAGGTTCGTGAAACATTAACAAGAATAGGCGTTGCCTCGAGGAAAGACAAGAAGTTATTCCAATCATGCCACATTCTACACAAACAAGGTAGATATTTCATAGTACACTTTAAAGAGTTATTTGCCTTAGACGGCAAGTTTTCAAACTTCTCTGAGAATGACCTTGAAAGAAGGAATACTATTGCTCATCTACTGGGCGATTGGGGTTTGATTACTATATTAAATAAAGAGAATGCTGAAAACAAAGCACCTCTTTCACAGATTAAAGTTCTTGCCTTTAAAGATAAAGGTGAATGGGACTTACAAGCAAAATACAATATAGGTAAAAAAATAGATGACGAAGGCGCCGAAGTTTAGAGAATTCATTACCGAGAAGGTTGAGAGAAGCGACATACATGTTGCCGTCTTAACTAAGGGCAACGCCACCAGTAAAGGTGTTGTCAGTAATATGATATTGGTGGAGTGTGAAAGAAGAAACATTCCTTGTCATATCATTAATACATCTGAAGCATGGGTATCAAAAAATGATTTAGAAAAAGGCACTTTACTCGTATCAAATATTGATGGCGAAGATACCGAAATGGAGTTTGAGCTTTCAAAAACCATTTGTTTTGTTCGTGCTGGTGTTCTTGAAGATGAAACTGGTCTTGCACTACTCTCAACATTTGAAAATGCTGGTGCGTTTATGATAAACACAAGAGATGGTATGTTGACTTGTGATAATAAAATGTCTGCCTATATTTCATTCGAAAGAGATAACATCCCAACTCCTAGAACTGCTCTTATTTCAACTGAAAAAGGATTACTACACGCCCACGAAAGATTGGGTGGTAAATATCCTGTGATTATGAAAACACTTACTGGTACTCAAGGTATCGGTGTGTCAATCGTTGAGTCAGAAAAGAGTATGGTTTCTGTTGCACAATCACTTTGGAAGTTTGGTGCTGCACTTCTACTTCAAGAGTTTATGAAGTTTGATTTTGACATTCGCACAATCGTTGTGAATGGTAAAGTGTTGGCGTCTACAAAAAGAACTAGTGCTAAGAAAGACTTTCGCTCTAACAAACACAGAGAGGCGACTACTGAAGCTTATAAGTTATCGGAAGATGAACACAAGTTAGTCTTAGATGCCGCTCGTTCTGTTGGTGCATATATGGTCGGTGTAGACCATGCAATCGTTGATGGTGAATACTATGTTCTAGAATGTAATGGTTCTCCTGGTCTTGGTTCAAAGTTTGGACTATACAATACAGCATTTGCTGAGAAATCATATATTGGAAAAACCAAACAAGAAAATATAATGAAAGAGTTGTTTGATTATATTAGTCAAGATGTTCATAGAAAATACTCATTTACAAAAGAGGCAGGTTTTCAAGAAAGAGTTACTATTGATGGTTACGGACCAGTTCGAGCAAAACTTGACACAGGAAACGGAACTATTGCTTCAATGTTCCATGTTGACAAAATAGATGTATCGGGCAAAACTGTTAAATGGGAAAAAGATGGCCATAAATTCACAAGTAAATTAGAAGGCGAATCTCAGGCAACTCGAATGGGCGATGTAGATAAAAGACCAATTGTTTTTGTAGATTTAACTTTTAACAATAAGTTTTATAAAGATGTACCAATTGGATTGACAACAAAGGATTCAAGAAGTACATTTCTTGTGAATAGAGATTTGCTAACAAGATTTAAAGTCAATGTAAACCCAAATAGAAAGTTTGTTCTTTCAGACTGGATTGAAAGAAGTGATGGAAATGACAATCAAGGGATTAACATTAATCCATTCAAAAAATAGCTTGACAAAACAGACAGACTACTGTATAATGGTCTATATTAAATCATGATAAGGAGAAACAAATGGCAAAACACCATCAAACAGAAAACCCATTATTCAAAGCACTAATCAAACAAGCAGAAGCTGATATTGCAACTGCGTTTGCAAACTTAGTTCTTTATTTTGATAATCCATCAGCAGATGGTCCAACTATCAAATCAATGCAACATCAACTTGATGTTATGGCAACGGCGGAAAAAAGAATTGAAACACTAAACACACATTTCAACAATACACAAATATAATTGATGAAGTTCTACACAAGTGTACTTCCTTATAGGGGGCGGTTGTTAGTTCGTGGTGTTGATAAAGATGGCACTCAAAAGAAATATAGAATTAACTACAAGCCCTCTCTTTTTGTTCCAGTCAAAAAAGAAACAAAGTATAAGACTTTAGATGGTCGTTATGTTGAAAAGATAAAGTTTGACAGTATGCCCGAGGCGACAAAGTGGGTGAATGAATATAAAAATGTCACCAACTTTGAATACTTTGGCAACACAAGACATCAATATCCATTCATTGCTGAGGAGTTCGAAGGCAAGATAGATTGGGATATGAATCAAATCAAATTGCTTTCAATTGATATTGAGTGTGAGAGTGAGAATGGTTTCCCAAGTCCTGAAAAGGCAGACCAACCTCTAATCTGTATCACAGTAAAAGACCATACATCTAAAAAGATTATTGTTTTCGGCATGGGCAACTTCGTCAATGACCGAGAAGATGTTCAGTACATTGATTGTGTAACTGAAACTGGTCTAGTTGAAACATTTACTAAGTTTTGGGTTGAATACAATCCTGACATCATCACAGGTTGGAATGTAAAGTTCTTTGATATACCTTATCTGATGAATCGATTCAGGCATGTGATGGGTGATGAGTGGATTCTACAATTCAGTCCGTGGGGTATTGTTGAACAAAAATCAAGTCTAACTGGTTTTGCTGGCAACTCACGAGAACAACAGTCTTGGAATATAATGGGTGTTGATACTCTTGATTATCTTGACCTGTATCGTAAGTTTACATTCGTCAGACGGGAGAGTTACAAACTAGATTATATTGGTGAAGTCGAACTTGGTGAAAACAAGAACGAGAATCCGTATGATACTTTTAAAGAGTTCTATGCTAATGACTATCAGAAGTTTGTTGAATACAATATTCAAGATGTTGAGCTCGTTGATAAGTTAGAAGATAAGTTGCAACTCATTGCTTTGCATTTGACTATGGCGTATGAGGCAAAAGTTAACTATCAAGATGTATTCGGTCAAGTAAGGATTTGGGATTGTATTATCTATCATCACTTGCGTTCAAAGAATATTGTGCCGCCTGCCATACAAGAATCAAAAACATCTAATGGTTATGAAGGCGCCTATGTGAAAGACCCTGTTGTTGGTTTTCATGATTGGGTTTGTAGTTTTGACTTGAACAGTTTGTATCCGCATTTGATTATGCAATACAATATCTCTCCCGAAACAATGGTTGGGTTTGAACCTAATCGTGTGAATGTTGAAAACATGTTAAATCAAAAGTCTGATTTATCTGACTTAGATGGTAGAACGATAACGCCAAACGGTGCTCAGTTCAGAACTGACAAACGAGGTTTTCTTCCTGAAATCATGGACACTCTGTATCAAGAACGAGTTATTTATAAAAAGAAGATGATTGAAGCACAGAAGATGTTTCAAAAGACTGGCGATAAGAAGTATGAATATGAGATTGCAAAGAATCACAACATTCAACTTGCAAGAAAACTTTCATTGAATAGTGCCTACGGTGCAATCGGCAATCAGTATTTCAGATACTTTGATGTTCGGCATGCAGAAGGTATTACAATGGCTGGGCAACTTGCAATTCGTTGGATTGAAAGAGATGTCAATGAGTTTCTAAACAAGTTGTTAAAGACATCTAATGTGGCTTATGTTATTGCTTCTGACACAGACTCCATTTACATTCGTTTGGGTGAAGTTGTGAACGCAATATTCAAAGACAAGTCTGACACAAGAAAGATTGTGAAAGTTATGGATAAGTTTTG